TGATGCAGAGCAACCTAGAACATCCAATTTATCTAAAGAAATGCACGTTCCATTGGATAATGAATGTGAAAGTTGTGGTATAAACCATAGTAAATTAGTACGTAGACATGAACTTGGACACGTCAAATGGTCACCACAAACTATTGGTAAGTTAGGGCCTAATGAAGACTCACAATCTGTAGAAGTATGTGAAGAAGTTAGAATTAACTACTTACTTATGATGAAAGGTTTACCAATTGATGATTGGTGTATGTGTGAAAACAAAGTCGAATTAATGGTACATAAAGCTATTTATGAGTTATCAGAATACGAAATAATATGTATGTTAATGGCTATGATGTGGCATATACCAGATAAAGATGAACAAAAACGTTATTATTGGTGGAATCGTGGACCTAATAATCCAGAATATGAACTGTTTACTAGTGTTGCAAATGAATTATGTGAACCTAGTCATCACGAATTAACTGGATATAGAAAGGCACAACTACGATGGGCAAAAAGTAAAGCTGAAGAGTTTTACAGACGTATTTGTCAAAATCGTGGTTCATATACTAGTCAAGTAAGTTATCGCAAAGTACGTAATGTAGCTAAAGAACTACATAAATTACGTGATGATTTTAATGAACGTCCTAAAGATGAGGAAGTTTATGAATCTATACGTAAAGCTAAAGAAGCAGAGAAAAATAAATCTGCACGTAATCGTATGAGTGGTAATAAAGCTGAAGGTAATGGTGATGAAGATAGTGATATGACATTAGAAGAATCACAATTAAATAGTAAGCATACAATGTTAGATATGTTAAAAGGTGCTGATATGAACTACAACCCAGATATTAATGATATGACAGGTAGATGGGGTAAGATGGATATCTATACACCAGAACTTAATGTTAATCTACAAGGTAAAATCAAAGGTGGTAGAGAATACAGACCTATGGATTACGGTGTTAATCCTAAATATATGAATCGTTGGTGCGTTGATAAGAAAGTCTTTAAACAAAGACAACGTACTTATGGAGGTACAATTCTTATTGATGCGTCTGGTTCTATGCACTTTACAGGTGATGATATATTAGAAATAATGAAAATGTTACCTGCAGTAAAGATAGCAATGTATAACTCAACTAATAATCGTGAAGGAAGATATGACGTAGGTTCATTACGAATTATTGGTGATAAAGGTAAAAGAGTTAAACAAGACTACTTAGATAAATGGTCTGGTGCTGGCAACTTAGTTGACGGCCCAGCATTACGTTGGCTAAGTAAACAAGCACCAAGCAGAATCTGGGTATCAGATATGTATGTGTTTGGTTTAGACAACAGTAGTACAGCTAACCTATTGAAGGAGTGTAACCAGATTATGAAACAATCTGGCATAACTAGGTTAGCGAATATAGATGATGTGAAACGTTTCGCATTACAAATTAATCAACTATAATATGGGCAAGGATGGCGTAACACGCAAGTGTGCCTGGTCCTCCTTTCCCAGGTGAAGCGTCATCCTTTCTCTTGTATACCTTTACATTCATTTATATTTGATTATACTTGCTTGTATGACAGATATAGATAAGCTGTTGTCTGAAGCTGAATACGGTTTGAAAGGTAATTTTGTAGAAAATAAAATTACTGATGAAGCTGCAGAGTTTTGGGCAGCAGTTAAAAATAGGGTAATCAATGATGGAGTAAAACTAAAACCATACACATTGTGTAGAATTTTAGAAGAAAATTACAACATCAAAATATCAGAAACAGCTATGACTAACTACTTAAAGAAGTTAAGTTAATGGCTAAGAAAGATAAAAACATAGACGATATACTTGCTGAAGCTGAGTCTAAACAAATACAAGAACTTAAGAAAGATAACTTAAGACTTTTAAAACAATTAGATAAAGCTAAAAATAAAAAAGCTGATATGGTTGAAGCAGTATATCAAGCAGTAGATACTAACTTAAAGCTATGGGATAAACCTAAAATTCCAAAGCCAATATTATCTAAGCGTTCTAAAAAAGAAGAGATTGCAATAGCAGTCTTATCTGATATTCAATTAGCTAAAGTAACACCAGAATATAATTCTGAAATTGCTGAAATGAGAGTAATTGAATACGCTAAAAAGATAGTTGAGTTAACAAATCTACAACGTAAATCACATCCAGTGAACAAAGTAGCGGTGTTTGCAGTAGGAGATATTATTGAAGGTGAATTAATATTTCCAGGGCAATCACATTTAATTGATAGTTCATTATACAAACAAGTGACAATAGACGGTCCACGTATAATGACATCATTTTTTGACATATTACTTGCCAACTTCGCAGAAGTAGATGTTCATTGGGTAATTGGTAATCATGGACACCTTGGTGGAAGGTCAAGGAAAGATTATCATCCAGACAGTAACGCAGACAGGATGCTGGGAAGCATAATGTCAATGATATATAGGGACGAAAAGCGAATTAAATGGACTATACCTGATAGTGAAGGTGATAACCATTGGTTCGACATAGCAGATTTAGGAGAAAACTGTAAGTTCTTACTATGGCATGGCGATAATGTCAGAGGATTTAGTGGATTTCCATGGTATGGCTTTGGTAAGAAGCTACAAGGATGGAAGACACTAGCAGCTAACGGTATGATGGAACCATTTGATATGGCAGTAGCTGGCCATTTTCATACACCAACCACTATGTATCTTAATGGTATTAGGTTGTGGGTTAACGGAAGTACCGAAAGCTACAATACATATGCACTTGAACAGTTAGCAAGTATGGGCAGACCATGCCAATGGTTACTATTTTGTAAAGATGGTGACGGTGTGACAGCTGAATACCTTGTTAATTTAGATGATGTATAGTACAATTGGATAGGATATGTCAGATAACAATGTCAATTCTAAAGTTAGAAAAGTTGCAATTGAGTACGCTGGATTAGGTAGTAGACCTTTCTTCGTTATTAATGATGATGACGGAGTTAAGTTTATACCAATCGAAAGGGGTATAACTCAATTGGAAGTACTAACTCAAGAATAAGAGAACGGCCTTATTCCTCCTCCGGGTTGATTAAGGCCTACAAAGAAATGAAAAGGAGTAAAGATGGTAGATACCAATAAATTACTATCCCCTTTTCCAGCTAATTTAGTGCGTAAAGCACCTGCTGGTAAGTTTGGGGATTATGTACCACATGCACATTATGTTGAACGTTTACGTGACAGTGGCGTACAATATAATTGGGAGTGTGAACCAGTATATAGCACATATAAAGGAGAGAAAAGAATCGTTGGTGCTAAAGGAACAATAACTATTGAAGGTATGGGTAGTTTTGTTGGCTTTGGTGATATCGATACCTTTAAGTTAGACAATGCAAAGTTTAATGATGGTAGTAATCTCAAAGATGCTGAATCAGATGCATTTAAACGTGCTTGTATGAGGTTTGGTCTTGGTGTAGAACTATGGTCTGGTAGTACACAATCAGAAGAAGAGTCTACAGCAGTAGGACCTGATGGTTATACGCAAGAAATGGCAGAGGCTGATGCTAAAGTTGAAGTCACTAAAGTTGATATGCGTAAGAAAGAAAATAAACCTACTAAAGAAGATAAGCAACGTATGAATGATATTATGGATGATATATTAAATGCTGAAGGTAATGATGATGACCTTAAAGAAGCACCATTCTAATGGGACAAGATATAAAATTCATAGCACAAACAGTTTCAACAATGACAGAACATATATCTGATGCAGATATTAGACGTAATGTTATTGGTAAAGCTAATGATTACGCACGTCTTAAGAAGTTTCCAGACAACAAAGAAACTTGGTCTGATGAACAACTAAATAAATACTTTAGTATGTTAGAGAAGTTATCTGGTACAATGGAAGCTAAGATACCGGACGACTTTGACCAAATGACATTGGATGAAAAAGTAAAAACATTAGAAGAAGCTGATGTTGTTACAGTGTCTGATATGTCAAACGTTGTTCAAGATGTGGTAGGAAAATTGGAAGAAAAGAAAAAATATCGTGACGATTTAAAATGTCCTTATTGTGGGCAAATGGTTTACGATAATAGAAATAATAAGAAGTCAGAAAGAAGTCCTGACTTTGTTTGTTCAACCAATGACCCAGCTATTTGCGGTGGACACACAGGTAAATGGCGTAAGTCTTGGTGGATGGATAATACTGATTTGCCAGAAGACTGGGGAATTAGTAACGAAATATAAGAAAGGTGGAATAATATGATTGTAAAATCATTTAGAGGAAAAAAGATACCTAAAACTATTAGAAGCAAAAGCCAGCTTATTAGATACGTTTTGGAATCTGAAAGGTACAATGACCCAATTAGTAATGGAGAGTTTGTATTTGATTTAAGATGCACAAGATTTGGTGGCGTCTTACATGACTTAAGACAAGAAGGCTACGATATAGTAACGTTACCTGCAAAAGAAAAGGGACATTTTCTATATTACTTAGTATCTACGCCAGCTGATAGCAAACAAATGCGTAGCAGAAGTAAAGCTAGAAGTCGTAAGTTACAAAAACAATTACAAACAAACTAAATATGATTGGATTATTACTCAGTTGTACTCTGACAGTGGCTTCACCACTTATGGTGGAAGATATAGCTGAGTATGTCCAATGTCGCAAAGACCAGCGTATGATAGAAAACGTCTTAGAATGGCTACCTTTAATTGACAAATACTTTGACTTTAATTCCCAGAAGGATGAGACTCGAGTACGAGCATTAAAGGTTATCTATTGTGAGTCCAGTGGATATCCTAACGCAGTTGGTATTAATAAAGACGGTACTAAAGACATTGGATTGTGGCAATTTAACGACAATACATGGGCATGGTTAACGCCTAAATTAAAAATTCAAAAAGAAAGGACAGACCCAGAGACTGCAACTGCAGTAGCTGCCTGGCTTATAAAACACGATGGTTGGCACCATTGGAACAGCAGTAAACACTGCTGGGGAGGTTAAATGTCAGACAATAAAGAAAATATATTTAATAGTCCTATGCAATTACGCAAATGGGCAGTTGAATTAATAGATAATTTAGGAAGTCCAGTAACACAAACTGGACCTAATACAGAACAAGTTGACAAGTTATTATCTACATTTGTAAATGATTATAATATTCAATTTGAAATGCAAACAAAAAGAGAGGAAGAGTGATATAATATGAATAACATAAATACTAAATTTGCACCTAAACATGCAAATGACATAGCAATCGACAAAGTCATACAACAATCACTTATGAAATCAAGAAGAGACAAAAGACGTATTAATGCAGCTAAGTCAATAGATAGCTTTGGCGGAAAGAGATTTCTTGGCTTGACGCCAAAGGGCAATCGAGTATTTGCTAGTTATATTATAAATAATGACGGTACATTAACTATGTCTTTTACACATAAGCTAGATGTTTTATTAAAGAAAGGTGCTAAATTAGCAGGAAATAGATTTGATTATAAATTGAATGCTAAAGTAACACAAAATAATGCAGAACTAGTTAGAGAAACTAAAACTAAAACAGGAGAGGTGACAGTAAAAACCCTTCAATGGCTACAAAGACTTAAGAATTTAGTTGATGGCCATTATCCACAAGGTTTTTATAAAGGTAAAGTGACAAAGTCAATGTTTACTAAAGTAGCTAATGCTATATATGTAGGTACTAATCAAGAAGATGACATAAGTATTTGGGATATACGTAAAGCATGGAAGTTTCCAGAACATAATCCATACTTTAATCCAGAACAAGCCTGGTCATATCCAGATGAGTTATAAACCTTTACCAAATACAGTAACTATCAAGAGGTCTAAAGTTGATGGCTTAGGCCTCTTTGCTAGTAAGCCTATACCAAAAGGAACAATATTAGGAGTAACTCATATTAAAAATAGTTCATTTGAACATGGCCTAATCAGAACACCACTCGGTGGATTTATAAATCACAGTGACTATCCCAATTGCCAGCTAATAAAATTAGCTAATGGATTTGTATTAGAAACGTTATACGAAATAATTATAGGCGAAGAACTTACGCTTAAATATCAACTATATAATATAGAAGAAGAGTAATTACTTCTTATATTTTCTACCAGTTTTATATGCTTTTTTCTTACCTTTTTTAGATATTGGCATTAGTATCCTTGTATTATTTTATTTAAATCAGCTTTAAGTTTAGCTGCTTTTTTAGCTTCTAAAGCTTTAGTTAATTTTAAAGCAGTATTAGTACGCTTGACATATCTGTTATGCGCACCAATGTGTCTTTCAGCTTGCTTTACTAAAGCATCATAACCACCAGTACCACCCTGTTCTACTGGTTTAAAGAAAGGTGCATCAGGATTATTTTTAGCCCAAGTCTTAAAGTCTTTACCAAAAAATGCAGACGGAACTTTATTAGCTACAGCAACTTCAGCAGCTTTATAAGCCATCTCCCTATGTGAATGTATACGTGATTTCATTTCACGCTCAGTCATACCATGTACTGACCAATCTTTTTTATCTTGTGCAGCCATTATTACTTACTAATTTGTTTTTTAGCGTATGTTTTAACTACTGCTAATGCAGCACCACCGCCAGCTAACGCAGCTAACTGAATTGTTTCAGCTTCTACACCAACTAATGGGGCAACTGTTAACGCTCCGATAAATGCTTCAATGAATGTCCAAGCAGTACGCTCTAACATATCTTTCAAGTCTTCACTCATCTTATACTCCCATGCTTCGTTCCAAGGGGTCCAACCAACATCCTTCTTGAATGTCCCATCAGTATTTCTTGCTCTATTATTTTTTTCAAATAAATCACTCATATTATGCCTGTGGCTTTTTATATATTATACCAGATTTTTTTAGTATATCTTCATAAGTTTTTTTAGGCAACATACTTAAAACATTTAATGCTGGATTAGATTTATTTAAAATAGTACCTAAATTTTTAACTAATTTTAAAGAACCTGCAGCAGCAATTGCTTTCTTTAAACTTTTTTGTATTTCTACATCTCCCTCACTTAATCCTACTGGAGGAGTAGATAAAATTCTTTGCGCTTTTTTAACGTCATCTATTTGTTTAAATCCTCCTAAAGATATTTCACGTTTCTTATAAGCTGCTTCACGTCTAGCTTCCATTTTATTGTAATCAGGTGCATCAGGATTAGGTACAACTGTTTGTGGTTTGTTTGTACCTGCAGGGCCTTCTTGTTTTGCATCATGGCCTGAACCATATCTTGTATCAATTCCTTGACCAGTATCAGCTATTTGTTGCACTGTTTCTTCTAATCTTGCACCACCACCTGTAGATGCAAATTCTTTAGGGTCATAAATAGTAATTGAACTTTTATGTTCAAAAAATCCTGGTTGACTTGCTAATCTATTTTCCATTTTTTTACTGACGGCCGGCAAACCTTGAACGCCTAATTTATTTAAATCTACACCAGCAATTGTTGCACTACGAACATCACGGAAAGCTCCGGACGAAGCAAGTCCTTTACCTTGAAAATATCTTTCTAAATTTGATTTATTATAAGAACCAAATATATCTGTAACATCTTTTCTAATCATGGCAAATTCTGATGCTGCTGCCTCTATTTTACGATGTCTGGCAAGTACTGCATCAAAATCTTTACCTGCTCTTACAGGGCCGTCTGGGTCGGTCATAGGTAGCTTTCCAATCGAATCATCAACTATATCTTTCATATGTTGTTTACCAGCTTCTTTACCTAATATTCTTTGTGCTTGTGATTCATAATCAGACATAGCAAAAGGTAAGTCAGCTATATTATCTTTAATTTCTGGTGTAAATGGAACTATAGACCTGGAAAGTATATCAGCTTGTTTATAACCTAAACCTCTTACTCCGCCACCTTGCATACTACTGCTAGTACGATTAGTAACTCCACCTAAATTAGGTTGTACAACTCCACCTCTACCTCCACCTTTAGGATATTCTTTAAATGATGCAGTACCAGTTGCATCTATTCTGTCCTCAAGATTTGTCATTTGAAATCTGTTTTGTTTTACATCTTCTTGATAATCTCTTAACTTATTGCCTTCTTCAATTAATGAATAATCATATGCAGAAGTTTGTTTCCAATCTTCTTTCATTTCAAAAGCATCTCCAGCTTCAGCTACTCTTTCAGTTGCAGTTTGTTTATTACGTACAACAGCTTCAGATACACTTATACCTTCACCTTTTGATACAGAAATAGCTGCATCTACATCTGTTCTAGTTAATACATCTGCATCATAATTAATATCGTACATTTCTTTATTAATTTGTCTAACAATTCCAGCTCTTTGAATTTTAAGTGATTGTAATTCTTCAGCATTTCTAAAGGCTTGT